AAAATATTAATAATACCAGGTATAATTTTAGATGCTTTTTCAAATGGATATGTAATCAAATCAAACATTATATCCACCACCGATTTAAAAGCCTCAACAAATGTTGTTTTTAAAATATTAATAATCTCTGGTATAATTTGAGCGGCTTTTTTAAACGGATACGTAATCAAATCAAATATTATATCTACAACTGATTTAAAAGCGTCAACAAATATTGTTTTTAAAATATTAATAATACCAGGTATAATTTTAGATGCTTTTTCAAATGGATATGTAAGTACATCAAATAACATATCTACTACAGATTCTATACCATCGACGATTGCTAAACCAATTTTTGATGGAGATTTACCGCCTAATAGATCCATTATCCAATTATATGCCTTTTCAAATGGAGATTTGAGTATAGTATATATATCATTTACTACTGCCTTTATACCTTTCAAAATATCTTCTCCCCAAACGGCTTTTATAATCCATTCACCAATATCAATAAATGGTTGTATTAATGTATCATACAAAGCACCATAAAGCCCAACAACAGATGCAAATATTTTTTGTCCAATGTTTAAATTTGGATCATTAAATATTACACTAATTCTTTTCCACGCATTATATACAAATTCTATAGCCATTATTATTTCGCCCAAAATAGGAACAGCTTTTAAACCAAATTTTCCGATTTTTGAAAAGTCTAGTAAAGGTTTTAAAAATTTAAATTTTTCTCCAACAGATTTAAACGCACCTATTATCGGTTTAATTGCGTTTGTAGTAGATGAAAATATTGATGATACAAATGTTTTAAAAATATTAAATTTGGATATTACAAAATCAATTGGCACCGCTATTCCGGCCAAAACTTTTCCTATTTTTGAAAAAATCCCACCAACCGCATTTCCAGCGGATAAAAAAGACTGCGCAAAATTTGCGGCAAATAATCTGGCATACTGAAATTTATCGATAAAAATTTTTACTTTTTCTATCAACATTGTTATCGGCGATAACAAATTTTTAATCCACCCAACATCTCCTAACTTAGATAGATATCCACTTGCAACTCTAAGTGGAAGCAATAAAGATTCACGAAGCACGGTACCAACCGATGTAAACATCAATTTTATTTTTATTAAAGGGCCTATTAATTCCTCAGGATTAAACTTTTCAAAAATATATACAATACCATCCATCGTTTTAGAAATGAGTTCTAAAACAGGCAACATTAATTTTTGTAACGCATCATTTATTTTATTTTGTACTATAGCCAATCTTTCTTGGTTCGCTTTAGTTTTCAAATCTTGTTCAAATTTTTGTTGAGCTAATTTACTATTAGTTTTCAATAAATTTTGTTCTTTTAATCTTTCTTGTGCTATTTTTCTAACAACAGGATCCTGTGAGTTCAGTGCGTCTTTTATACGAGTTTCTGCCTCCAACATATCCTGCAATTCTTTCACACTCTTACCAGCTGCTTTTGCAAATGCCTCTTGTGCAATTGGATTTAACTGATTGAACTTAATTTTCTTAGCTTGATCCAATATTAATTTATTTGCCCCAATAATATCGCCTTGAAATGCCAATCTGCGAGCTTCATTAAAATTAATATTTTTACCAATCAATGCACTAGCTTTTAATTCGGATTGAATACTACTTTCAAAATCAAGCAAACCTTTTGCGGTATTTGCCATATTATCAAGAGTAGTACCCATCTGTCTAGCTTGAGCTGCAGCTCTAACCAGTTCATCTGCGTTTTTACCAGCAAACATTCTAGACGCGTCAGATGCGGTTGCAACGTCGTTCATCACATCATCTAATCCAACACCATAAGCTTTTGCTGAAGCACCAGCTAGGCTCAACATATTTTTACTAGCAACTGCACTCTGACCGCTAATTCCACCAATAGTTTTAAGAAAACCAACACTTTTATCAGATGTAATCCCCATTTGTTTGGATAACAGTGTTATATCACTAACCAATGATGTATTTGCAATATCAATTGAACTAAATACGGATCCTATAGATTTTGATGTTGATGCCACATCTTTAGCCGTAGCTCCAAATTTAGCAAGATCTGTACTTATATTTTTAATATTTGTCTCTATATATTCGGCGTCTTGTCTAAATAACGCAAATGTTTGACGAACTTCGGTTGCAGCTTTATCGATTTCTTTGAATCTTTCGTATGTTTGTTTTAACAGACCACTAAAAGATGTTGGAATTTTTAATTCACTCATTATAGCACCAATTCCCTTTGAAATCTTTGAAGTATCAACCAAATCATCATTAACATCTGATATGTTTTTTCGTTCTTCGACTAATTGATCATTGATGTGTTTGTAAGTATCCTCTATTTTAGCGCCGTTAGCAAGTTGGGATTGTATCAGTTTTACATTGCCTCCTAAAGCAACATATTGTAAAACTAAAGAATCCTTCATCTGCTTGGCCATTTTCAATTGATTTTTACTTAATCCGCCGGAATCTATAGCCAATTTTAATTCATTTTCCTGAGCGTTCAAAATTTTCCGTTGCGTTTGTAATCGTGTATTTTCTAATTCAAAAGATAGATTGTCATATACCAATCCAGCTTTTTTCTTTTCCTCGATTATGGACGCAATTGATGACTGTATATCTGATAACCTATTAAGTTTGAGTTGAGATTTTTCTTGGTCACTTAAATTTTTACCTATGTCCCCGGTAAGAGATTTAATCTTTTCAGTTAAATCACGTGATGTGCCTAAACTTTTAAGTGAATTGGCTAAAGCGGCTGGATCAAATGGTTGTGTTGCCATATAATATATAAATATGACAACTATATCATTTTACACTAAAAAGGCCTGTCTACTTTACCCGACTTTTTAGTGGGTTCCTTGTAACTATCACTTTCTTTGTTCTTTATATTTGCTAATTGAGCATAATAAAAATTGCGCAAAAACACAGGTAATTGATACGCAATTTGTACATTTACAGCTCCTTGCGAGAAGTAACTCAATTCAAATATTTGACTGTGAACTTGTACCTTATATTCAGGACTCAGGCCAAAAAAACTGTACCGTCATAGGTACATCCATCCTTTCCACCTCACCACAGTGTTCACAAACAAAGTCAAACCCCATATCCAATTCAGGCGCAATTGTTTTAATATAGGATCTCAACGCCATACTGTCCTTAGATAATAGATCATTATCAACAAACTTATTAATAGCAGCTATATCAGGCTTTCCATCGATACTGACGATCAACTTCTTAAGTCTAGTAGTAACTTCGGCGCTAGATTGTTTTTTAATCTTGGTTAGAGCCTTGATATCACGATCAATACTTTCTTGATCACCTGACGTAATCAGTTTAAACGTGATTCGTCTCTTGCTGAATGGAAACTCAAATTCAAATTCGTTGGTACCTTTTTGAAACTTGCTGAAATCCGTTTCTTTTTCATTTAATGTGCTTAAATCAATATAAGTTTTGTTTTCGGTATTACACTTTTTACATTCAATCTTTACTGGTCCATATTTATCACCATATGCCAATCGTCTAGCAGCGATAAATAAAGAATTTTTATCAATCATTAACAAGTCTTGAGTTCTTACGCCGGGCGTAACAATTAGACTTTCCATCAATTTATCCAATACGGTACCGTTTTTGATGAAATTTTCATTGGTCAGAATATCTTCTTCCCTAGCAGTCATCATCTTTAATTCAATGCTTCCTTTGCTCAATGGATTAGATTCATCATAAAAATAACCCTTTGATGGCAAATCAATTGTTTCAGATGGATAACTTGTAGCTACAGGTGTGGGAGCAGCTGAATGTTGTTGTTTTAATTTTTGAATAATAATTTCGTCACTCATAACTTTGTAACAATATATAGAACATTATATAACTTTTTAATTATTATATTTAATCTTGTTTTGATTGCAACGCAATTTTTTTACTATCCACCAAAGCCTTCTTTATTTTTACATTTGCCTCAGCGGCATCTTTTTCCTCTGGAGTAGTAGCCGATGATAAATTATCATTTGCTTTTTTTAAATCTTCTTCTGCGCCTTCAAGTTCCGCTTGTCGAAGATCCTGTTCAGCCGCATTTCGTTTTTCTTTGGCAGAATTTATTTTATCTTCGTCTTCTTTTAAGATACCCACAATCAATTTCTTTAATAGCTTCTTTTGCTTTTCTGTCAATTTACCACTGGTGTTACCCAATTTGTTGTTTAATATCTTATGTATCTTGGGATTATAACTACCAAATAGATCCACAATAAATGCTTTTTGTTGTTCGGGCTTTAGTGTTGAATACTGAGATCTTAATTGACTTGCACTTCTTGCTGGTAATCCTAATACTGTAAAATCTGTTGTTGGCACTGTAATTAAGTAACCGTGTTTAATTGCTGGTTCCAATTTGCTTTCATTTTTTGGCATTGGCTGCAAATACGAAGGAGATCCATCTTTTTTGACAAAGTTCTTGAATCTTGGATCTTCAGCCATATCTTTTTGACTAACCGCAAAAATAATACTGTCACGTTCTACATTGATTGGTATCTGACTTGATACACTTTGCAAATTATAGTTGTTTTTGACATTTAGTATTTTATTGGATGGTATACCAGTTGCCATCATCATTTCTTTTTTCTCATCAAATGAAAAAGGTGACTTTGGCAATTCAACTACTCCGGTGGTTGTTATGTATACATCATTGCCACCAAATTTGGTGCTTAAATAGTTATATACACCCTTGTGACCTGCGTGAAAAGGATGAAATCTACCAGGATAAATGACGAATACTTTCTTGCCCATTTGCATATGTTAATAAATAGAAAACCCCACAGATAAATGTGGGGTTCTTTTTGATTTGGTAAAAATCTTAATACTGAAGAATTGCGTAATCGATTGATATTGTTAAACTAATCATTTGCGCAGCACCATCATCGCTCCAATCCATTTCTTGGAAATCAGCGCTTGTGATGAATGCACCCTTTAGTGTCCATTCTTCCACTTTATCGCCGACGGGTCCAAGAACGTTAATAGTAAGATCTTTTTTATAGAAATCTTGATAACCATCACGACCAGTAACTGATTCGTGATGCAAACGAACCCACTCCATTACAGCTTGAGCGCCAGATGGTACAATTGGATCATAAAGTTCCATACTGATATCATCCCAAACACTCTTACCTTTGTAGTAAGTTTTTATGTTCATGTGGTCAAGTTCTTTCTTAGCTTGTGTTAACTTAGGACGATTGACCTTTTTAATAATGAATGATGGAAGACCATCAACGTAAAGAATAAAACGATTCTTTACTTTTGGTTCAAAAGCTGTTGAAAAAATTTCTGATGGATTTAGTAGTTCTGCCATATTTTTACCTTATGTTATTGATTATAAATATAAAACGATTTATATTTTAATTAACTTTTTTTAAATATGACTTAAATTTTTATCCGTGATATTATTTATCGCGTCTTTTAGTTGATTAACGTACCCACTGGATCTCAAAAGTTTGAACACTAAGTTTTCGGTGCTGTATTCTCCACTTTTAGCCAATCCAGTTTCACGCATTTCATATAACCGCTTTACCAAACGTTTCAATTTGTCTAGATCTTGTTCTTTTACAGCCATATTAATAAATGTTACATATTCTTTATATTTCTTTGAAATAGTAGCTTTATCAATCTGTATGTCTTCTATTTGTGGCTTTTTTACCCAAGTATTTTTAGTCAAACTATATACAGCTTGACTTCGGTTAACTTCATTAACATCTTGAATATAAACTTCCACTGGATGATTACCAATTCGAATGTCATGCGAATCATTCCATTTACTTTTTAATCCACCCACATAATTCTTAACAATTTCTTTATTATCATTAATCTTAGAAAAGTCTACAAGCAAATGTAAATCTATATCACTGGTGGGTGACCAATTATATCCGGCGGTACTACCAAGAAAATATACATTTTCAAGCGGTACATTCAAATCAGTATCTTTGTAGAAAGTATTTGCTATAGTTAATAGTTTATTTAATACTTCAGGCTTTATTTCATCTTTAGTTGCCCAAATTTCAGGATTTAAAATACTATTATAAATTCTATGTTTTTCTTTAATACCCAACATTTCTTTTAGTTGATTAATAGTATCTATAGCATTTTTATGCAATATTGCTTTGCCACCAGCATTTATAAAATCATTTACATTATCTTCACGATCATCTATTAAAATACTATCAGCATTTGCAAACTTTGCTTTTAAATTTCTATGCGGTACCAAATTAGCTTCAATATCAATCTTATTATTAGCTAACCATTGCTTTTTACCAATATAAGATAATTTACTAGGTGCATGACTCAATATTTCTACAGGTAAATTTTTTACAAAATTATAAAGCAACTTACCATCTTTCATCCAAGGCATTGTAGAATAATATTCAGGACAATTTTTATCAACAAATTTAAATCTATTTTTTTTGCCATGCTCAACATCATAAGTTTCTACAGGCACTCCACCACTATAGCGCTTAAACTGTGATTCCCAATCACTTATCACTCCATCCATATCCAAATATATTTTATGTTTATTAGTAATCATTTATAATAAATAGTAGCATATCAAGCGCTTAACTTTAATTTAACTATCAATAATTTAGTATTATTTAATTAATATTTAACAACCACTTAATTCAACAAGCGCTTGCTTATGCTTATACTTTATATAAATTATAAAGTCAAGACTATTAATAATTATAATTTTAATTTGGCTTAATAGGCCATACAATATTATCTAAATCATCTGCGATTTGAGGTATATCTCTTAAAGACTGTCTATATTGTCTCCATGCAGTTTTTTGCGCATCTGAATAAGCTTCCCATCTATCAATTGTTACGTAACTATCAGATTCGTTTAAAAGATTAGTGCGATACAGTCTGACTTTTATTAGCTTATCCGATTTAATTTCCACATCTGTTTTATCTAAAACTTCAACTGTATAAACTATATTATCTTTTAGTACTGGTACATCTAATAAATTAAAGATTTGTGTTTCTGGATTATGTGGTATATATTCAAGTACTTTATATAAAGTGTGAGTCTTTAAAAATTCATCAGGTATTCCAACGTCAGGAAATGAAACGTTAGGAAACATTGTATAGATACTCTGTATATAAATTGAATTGTTTATTATTTTTGCTACTTTCATAATTTTATTATTTTGATCCACCCGCAGTTAAATACGCAACTCTTTGATAACTTCTATCAGCCGCGTTAAACATGAATTTATCTACAGCTGGAACTGTAGCACTTAAACCGCTATAAAGAGCGCTGCCAGCTCCAAATGTAATATAAGCGTTGCTACCAATATATGCAGTGGTTCTGGATGTGCCAAAAAATGTTGTTGGTGCTATTGTTACTGAAACGAAATTATCATCCACACTCGCATTTTGTAAACTGGTCCAATTTGTAGGAGGCCAAGTACCCGCAGAGCTTGCGCCTAAAGAAGGGGCTATTGATCCTTCGGCTGTCGCAACCCCGTTTATATATTGATAACCAGAATAAAATGTAGTGGTTGTGCCTGATGCATTCCAAACATATGTAGTATTAGCTGAAGGAGAAAGAGATGTACCAGTTCCTCCAGCAGTATAATGACCAGAAAATCCACCAGAATTAGCCCAATTACCTAATCTCAATTCTACAAATCCATCTGTAAATAAGTATGCTTCATATATACAGGTACTGGACCCAACTGTTCCACTTGTAGTAGTAGCGCCTTCATATCTTA